TGAACTGGTATGAGGGAACTGAACTTCGATTTAATATTGATACAGAAGAAGTAATCGTCACAGAAAAAGATGACTAAGGAAAAGAGCTACCACATCTACCTAGAAGACAAGGTATTATTCAAAAATTTAGAAAGAGAATTATTTGAAATCATATGGGATAGACTATATGTTTCCTATCATAAAGATGATCTAACCTACACAGAGGTTGATGGAGAACATTCGGATAACATCACAGAGCACTCTTATTGACAACGTATAGATAATAGTGTATTATATAATTATAACTGAACATTAGTATGGCAAAGGGATTTACTGTTAAATCAGCAGCTGCAAAAGCAAAGAAAGAAGCACAAGCACCAGAGTGGGATTATAATAAAGCAAAAAGCATGATAAAAGGTAAAACAGTTGTATTCTGTTTACCAGGTCGAGGAGTATCATATACATTCTTAAAGAATTTCGTAACTCTTTGTTTTGACTTAGTTCAAAGTGGAGCAAGTATACAAATATCACAAGATTATTCATCAATGGTAAATTTTGCCCGATGTAAGTGTCTTGGTGCTAACGTTCTTCGAGGTCCTGATCAGGTACCTTGGGATGGTAAGTTAAAGTATGATTATCAACTATGGATCGACTCTGATATTGTTTTTAATGTTGAGAAGTTCTATCAACTTGTTTTAATGGACGAAAAGATTGCATCAGGTTGGTATTGTACAGAAGATGGAAAGACTACCTCAGTAGCACATTGGTTAGATGAAGATAACTTTAAAGGTAATGGTGGAGTCATGAATCACGAAACTATTGAATCAATCAGTAAGAGAAAGAAACCATTCACAGTTGATTATGCAGGTTTCGGATGGTTGCTGATTAAACACGGTGTCTTTGAAGACTCACAGATGAAATATCCTTGGTTTGCTCCGAAGATGCAAATATTTGAATCTGGAGATGTACAGGATATGTGTGGAGAGGATGTCTCATTCTGCTTGGATGCAAAGGAGGCAGGATTCCGTATTATGTGTGATCCACGAATTCGTGTAGGACATGAAAAAACAAGAATTATATAGTATCTCCCACGAAGATAAGATTCTTTATGAGGGTCTTACAGAGGAGGAATATATGGACAAAATGCAAGACTTAGCAGATGAGTATTATGAAAATGGTACACCGCATCCGCTCGAACTTAGAACATCAGTAACAAAAAATGGCAAAAACATTTAGTATGGGCGACACGATTGAAAGTCGTCCGAAAAAAACTCGTCAAGGAAAGGGAAAACACTCAAAATACTCGGCAACATCCCGTAACTCGGCTCGTAAAAGATACAAAGGTCAAGGAAAATAAAGAATGTCTACTTTGATTGCGAATCTACCTTCCTATGAAGTATGGGTGAGAAAGGAATACTTAACTGACCATAAGAGTGGTCATGGTGAATTTGTGAAAGGAGTGTGGGTATCTGCGAAAAGTATACCTGGTCGTGCGTTTTATTTTGAAACTTACCTACCTGAGTATGCTGCAATGTTCGATAAACTGCCGATTTCTGCGTTTACAAGTGATCCAGAGACTCCAAAACCCGATATGACACTACATAATCTACAGTTTTGGAACTGTATGGACTATGGTGTGGTTGCAGTACAGAAGCAATTTATCGGAAGTATGCACTATGAAGTGATGACAAGGGATTTTGGCAATCAAACAGGCACTTATATCTGCACTTTAGACAATTATCACTCAGATGTAGACGCAATTGACTACTCAACGAGTGAACAACCTGCTGAACATAAGTCTCATAACCTCTTAGAACTCGATAATGGGCAGTTTTGTCTCTATCCAAACAATAGAATGAGGATTTACGACAACAGTATTACCCCAGAAACACCAAAAGTGCCTGATTTTAAGGTTTCAACAGTGTATTATCAGGTAGAAAATGGTCATGACCGTGATGGATTGGGTTCAGAAGAGAATTATTTTTGGAAAACAGCAAAAGAAAGAGCAAAAAAAGACGAAATTGAACCAGAATTAGGATAAATAATAACATTTACAAAAAAGTGTCATAAATAAAACAGGAAACAACTGTTTACATGGCAATAAAACGGATATCAAGAGAATTTAAAGACATTTCTTTGTCTTTTAGTCCTCATCCTGTTACAAAAGACCTTCCAATACTCAAAAATGAGAACGCAATTAAGGCGTCTGTAAGGAATTTGGTGCAAACTATTCCAACTGAGAGGTTTTTTAACCCAATTTTGGGATCTGAGGTGAGAGATAGTCTTTTTGAATTTGTAGATTATGGTACTGCATCCGTTATACAAGAGCAAATTGAGATAACTCTTGAAAATTTTGAACCTAGAATAGATAATGTCAGAGTTGAAGTGGAACCAAGACCAGATTTGAACGAATTTGAGGTTACGGTGTTTTTTAATATTGTTGGACAGCAAGTTCCTGCACAAGAATTTACGTTTATACTCGAAGCAACAAGATAAATGCCTTTTACTAAGTTTACAAACCTCGATTTTGATCAAATCAAGACCTCAATTAAAGATTATATTCGTGCAAACTCAAATTTTACGGATTTTGACTTTGAAGGATCAAATTTTTCGGTTTTAATTGATACTTTAGCATATAATACGTACATTACAGCATTTAATTCCAACATGACTGTGAATGAGTCATTCTTAGACTCTGCAACACTTCGTGAAAACGTAGTTTCTCTTGCTCGAAACATCGGTTATGTGCCAAAATCAAGAACTGCTGCTCAAGCAACGGTCTCCTTTGACGTAACAACAAGTGGAAACACCCCTTCTCTCACTTTACAAGCAGGTTTAGTCTGTGTAGGCAGTTATAATGATACGTCTTACGTATTTTCAATACCAGAGTCAATTACAACAACCACAACTCAAACATCAGACGCAAGTGGTAACATAATTTCAAGCACAGGTTCGTTCAATAACATAGTCGTATATCAAGGAACATACTTAACAAAGACATTTACAGTAAACGGATCACTTGATCAACGATTTTTGATTGATAATTCATTTGTTGACACTTCAACTATCAAAGTATATGTCAGAGGAACAGCTGAATCAGATGATCCTGGTTTTGGTAAAGAATATCAGAAAGTAGATAATATATTAAACATATCAAGTATATCAGAAACATTTTTAATACAAGAGGTCACTGATGAGAGGTACGAACTTCTATTTGGTGATGGTATATTCGGTAAGAAGATTGAAAATGATGCTCTAATAACAGTTACATATATTGTAACTGATGGAACTGAAGGAAATGGTGCTGCTTCCTTCTCATATGCAGGAAGTGTTGCCACATCTTCAAATCAAATACAACTACCAACATCCTCACCAACGATAACGACTGTTTCATCGGCATCTAATGGTGGTAATATTGAATCTATTGACTCAATTAAGTATTTTGCACCCAGACTGTACTCATCGCAATACAGAGCAGTTACATCAAGGGATTATGAGTCTGTTATTCAACAAATATATCCAAATACTGAGTCAGTTTCAGTTGTTGGTGGTGAAGAGTTAGACCCACCTGAGTTTGGAACTGTTTTTATCACCATAAAACCAAAAAACGGTGAATTTGTATCAGATTTTGATAAACAGTCAATATTATCCAATCTAAAGAATTATACATTAGCTGGTATTAATCAAAAAATATTAGATCTAAAATTATTATATGTTGAATTAGACTCATTTGTGTATTATGACCCATCTAAGGTATCAACTGTCTCTGATTTGAAAACTAGAATAACAACTGGTCTTTTATCCTATGGATCATCAACTGATTTAAACAAATTTGGTGGTAGATTCAAGTATAGTAAAATTTTGAAAGTTATTGATAATATTGATGATGCAATAACATCAAATATAACAAGAGTTATCATTCGTAGAAATTTGAGAGCATTAACTAATCAGTTTGCTCAATATGAATTATGTTTTGGTAACAGTTTTCATATTAATCCAGAAGGACGTAATATAAAAAGCACTGGTTTCACAATTCAAGGTGTAACAGACACTGTTTATATTACTGATATTCCAAATAAAAATTCTGATGGTACACTTGATGGAAGTGGAAAGGGTATTTTAGCAATTGTTAGGGCAAATACCGATGCATCTACTAATCTTGTTGTTGCATCAGCTGGTATTGTTGATTACACACATGGTGAAGTCATAATATCAACAGTTAATATAACGTCAACAGTAAAAACCAATAATATTATTGAAATACAAGCATTTCCTGAGTCAAACGATGTAATAGGTTTAAAAGATTTATATTTGAGTTTTTCCGTTGGTGATAGTAACATAAATATGGTTAAAGACACAATTACCTCTGGTGAACAAATATCAGGTGTCGGTTATAAGGTTACATCAAGTTATTC